CATTACTTCTCTCAAGCATCGCGGGTTTAATATCAAGGCCGTCACATTCGACCGCTGGAACTCCCATGACATGATGCAACAATTAAAGGCATACGGAATGAACGCAGAAATTCTTTCCGTGGCTAAGAAACACTATGAGGACATGGCGTTAGTCGTTATGGAGGAGCGTCTGCATGGACCGCACCATCAATTGCTTGTAGATGAGTTGTTACAACTTAGAATTGTTAAGGATAAAGTTGATCACCCTCGCAAGGGTTCTAAGGATTTGGCTGACGCAGTTTGTGGAGCGGTATACAATGCTATTAGCCGTACCGCTACAGATATGAATCGTGAGGTAGAAATTCATTCTTATGATTATGAAGATGAAAAAGAAGAGATGGAAGCCCTTGAAAGAAAACAGAACAATACGATAGAATTTAATCCTAGCAAAAGGGAAATGCCTGACTATCTTCAAGAATTTTTTGGTGGTCGGGACGACGATGAAGATGGTGGCATGAGATTCGTTGATAATTTCACTATGTTATGATTCGGAGCCATAGCATAATGGTTAATGCGTCCGCCTTATATGCGGTTGACTGTAGGTTCAAATCCTACTGGCTCTACTGGTTGGAGGTAGGAATCCTTAGGATGGTATAGTTACGAATACTCCCGAGCGATTTTTAAGAGTCTGCAAGTTGGGACAGTTGAAGTCCAGCGAAATATCTTGTGCAGAGAAAAGGAAATCGGACCTACCTCCAACCTCCTATGTTAAACTATATAAGGGTTGATATTAATGTCTGAAGAGAAACACAAAATGAGATTGTCTGCTCATCAAGAGGGGGACAGGACAGTAATTGTTGCTGCTACAGATGATGCCCAAATGATTTTAAAGTATACAGATGGGGGCAAGGGTCAGATCGAAGCCCTCGTTGATTCTGGTGAAAAGATTCTTGAGTACATGTGGAATGATTATTTAATTAGACGTAACTTTACTCAACAGTTAGAAAACGATTTAGATAAATGGCTAGGCGATGGCGGAAAATAAATTATCTAGACAATAATAAAAAAATACAATACATTTAAACCTGATGCGGGATCGTCTAATGGCAGGACAACGCTCTTTGGAAGCGTTTATCAAAGTTCGAATCTTTGTCCCGCAGCGGTCCTTTAACTCAGCGGTAGAGTGTCTCGTTTACACCGAGAAGGCCGGGGGTTCGAATCCCTCAGGGACCACTATATTATTAATTCCGCGTGGCCTTTAATTATGATATAATCGAAACATGGCAAATACTACTTTAACTACTGGCCCCGCATTGCTAGACCTTATTGTTTATAAAGGAGATACTTTAAACTTAACAGTTTATTTAAAGAATGCAGATGCTAGCGCGTTTGATTTGTCTACTGGTATTACTAATTTTTCCGCATCTGGACTTATTTCTATGACAAATGGAGCCTCCGCAGTGTCAGCAAGTTTTGCTCAGGTTACTCCTGCTGGTGGAGAATTGGCAGCAGGAACATTAAAGTTCTTCTTGTCTTCTACAGAATCAGATAAAGTAAGTTCCTCTTACACAAACGGTAAATATGACATTCAGGTTAAATACACAAAAAGTTCACAGGCTATTGTAAGAACAATTTTATATGGCGGCGTCACAGTTGTCAACGATGTGACGGCATAGGAGAATCATGGCAGACGTAACAATTACTACTACAGTAACTGAACCATCGGTTACTGCCGCGTTTGACGCGGTATCACATAGTCATGCATCAAATCAATTAAATCAATCTAATACTCATCAGAGTCCTGATACAGATTCTTCTACCTCTGCACTTCACCATACGCTGGGTACAGGTTCTGCTCAGGCCGCGTCTGGAGATCACACACATGCATATTCTGCTTCTGGGCATACTCATAGTTATTTAAGTTCATCTTCTACTTTAGATTCTTCTAAGTTGACAGGCACAATTACAGCCTCTGTCCTTGGGAATTCCTCTTTGTACGTTGGCACCACTTCGGTTGCCCTGAATCGTTCATCAACTTCACAAACTTTAACTGGAGTGTCCGTTGATGGAAATGCAGCAACTGTAACCAATGGTGTATATACTACAGGAACATATTCTAACCCAGCATGGATTACCGCGCTAGCATGGAGCAAACTTACATCTACCCCAACTACATTATCAGGATATGGAATAACTGATTCTCAATCCTTAGATGGAGATTTAACAGCCATTGCTGCAATTGATAATAATAGTGTGGGATTGTTAAATAAAACTGCTCAAAATACTTGGGCAGTAAATCCTTTTTATGCAACAACAAGCGCATCGAAATCTTGTGTCGCGGGCAACGTTCAAACGTTTGACTTTAGTTTTTCTTTAGGCACTACTCCAAAAGTAATAGCATCTGTGCAATCTGCTCATGCAACTAACGCACTGACTGGAAGTGTTACTTTTTCTGTTTACAACGTAGACAGTACTCAGGCTCACGTAAGAGTAATTAGTTCAGATACTCAAAACATTAAAGTAAGTATTTTTGCTATAGTGTAATCCTCCGCGTCTGTAGTGTAGAGGTAACACGTTATCCTTCCAAGTTAAAATCGCCAGTTCGATTCTGGTCAGACGCTCTTTTAGATAGGATGTTATAATTAGATTATGCCATATGAAATTAAACATAATATAGAAGGTTGCAGCGCATATGCCGTTGTGCTGTCTGATTCTGGAAAAATTGTTACTTGTCATCCAGATAAAGAGTCAGCACTTAAGCACCTAGCCGCGCTTGAAATTAATGTGGAGGAGGCAAAAATGGATAAGTCTGATAGCAAAAAAGTTGGTCAGTTCGTAACTTGGAATTCATCTGGTGGAATGGCTCACGGAAAAATTGTTAGAATTGTTCGTAACGGAAAAGTAAAAGTCCCCGGCTCTTCTTTTGAAATTACAGGAACACCTGAAGACCCCGCTGCATTAATTAGAATCTATAAAAAAGTTGAAGATAAATGGAAGCCAACTGATACAATTGTTGGGCATAAGGTTAGTACATTAAAGTCTGATACAGTAAAGAAATTGTTTATGTTTGGCGGTAGTAAGGAATTCAAGGTTGAATACAACGTTGGAGATTGTCAGGGTGGGTGGGCCGTTCTTAAGGACGGTACAGGAGAAGTTGTTGGATGCCACAAGACAGAAGAAGAGGCCGTTGATCATAAAGAATTACTTACTGTAGAAATGCAAGATATACTTGGCTCTGAGGTGAGGACTGCTAAGTCTCCCTCTGAGTATGCAGAAACAAAGAAGTCCTATGATGCCGCTTCTATTTGGGATGGAGTTTTCTTTCCCGCAAAGAAAGGTATTATGGGTATAGATAATGACACAAACGAAGAGAATGCTAGATTTGTGTCTACATATAACACACCGCCCCAGAAGGACGGTCTTGACAGTGCTGGCTACGGAAATAGAAGCGCAGGCACTAACCCAAAATAATAGGAGAATTAATGCCAAATTCATTAAACGGTTGGGAAGGTATCCCAAACGAAACAGACCCGCGTCTGAAGTGGGGAACCGTTCCCGGCACAAAGAAACAAGTTTTACTAAATAAAGATGTTCTTCCAGTATTTTTGAACATGCTTGCACAGGTCAATCGACTTGTAATCCCACTTGATCCCGGTCCCCTAGACGGTTGGGAATATAGAGATGCCAGAACAACTGCTCAACTTAGCAATCATGCGAGCGGGACGGCCTCTGACATGCGTTACGATGTGCTTAAGGCAGACCGTCAACAGCATATGACTGCAAAGCAGAGGACAACTATGCACAAGTTGCTTGACAAGTATGTTACGTCAACGGGCAAGCGTGTATTTGGTTGGGGCGGAGACTGGGATTTGGGAACCTATATGGATGAAATGCATCTTGAGGCAATTCAATCATGGTCTCCCGGCGCTCAGGGAGCGAACGCTACAGCAGCAGATTTTGCTGATGTAAAGAAGCGTCTTGGAATTAAAGACAATGGAACCCGCACAATCGTTGCCCTTATTGTTCCTCCAAAGAAGCCGGTTGTTTCTGCTCAGGCAGCAGCGGCTGACGCTAATGCTCTTACCGCGCCTCCAGCAACGCCAAAGAAGGCACGCAAGGCTACTGCAAATAAGGCCGCACCTAAGGTTGCAGCAGAGAAAAAGCCTGCCGTAAAACGTACCACAAAGAAGGCAACTCCGCCTGCCAATTGATGGTATAATAATAAAAGGTGGGGGTAGTAATCCTACCCCCACCTAATTAAACTTATAAGGATGATAATGGGACATTTAGTAAACGAACTCAAAATTCTTCAGGCAAATGATTTTGTGATGTATTCACAGGCTCATGGATATCACTGGAATGTTGAGGGTATGCTATTCAAAGAATTGCACGCTTTCTTTCTAGAGATTTATGAAGATGTTTATGAGCAAGTCGATACCATTTCAGAAAATATTCTTAAATTAGGCGAAAAGGCTCCGTTTGGGGCTATGCAGTGGTTAAATAATTCCACTATCAGGATTAACGATGGTCTTGATCTTGATCCCGTTACTATGTTAAAGTGTCTTGCAGAAACAAATGCTTTTCTAATTGATCAGTTAAAGCATGTTTTTGAAGTTGCAGATATGGAAAATGAGCAGGGTATCGCTAATTATATTGCTGAAAGAATCGACAAGCATCAGTTCTGGAACTGGCAGTTAACTGCAACTTTGAAAATAGTTGTAGTTTAACCTTGACGGAATAGCACCTTTTTGGTATCCTAGTATGAATGGATATTATCAAAAGGGTTGCTCCCGCTGTCGCCCTTCTTGCCGCGCTTTCTGCGGTACAGGCACCGACAGCCCAGAGCATAACTCTAGACAGTTCCCCTAAGGTTACAGTTCCTGCAAGTTTTACTGTAGATACTGTAACAACACCACAAGTAATTAAGAAGAAAAAGCACAAGCCCAAACTCTGTAAAGATAACATCGTCAGATGGCTTTATAAGGGTGGCTTCAGAGGAAACGCTCTGAGAGTTGGTTGGGCAATCGTTATGAGAGAGTCTAATGGAAATAACATTGGACCGGGGAATGTCCACTTTAATGGCGAAGACTATGGAATATGGCAGATTAATTCGCCTACACACTCACAGTATCGCACAAAGGACTTGTTGGACCCCCTCAAAGCATCACGCATCACATATAAAATGTCTAAGGGCGGACGAGATTGGTCTGCTTGGGGCATTGGCGTGACTAATTCAGGAAAGGTTTACTTAGATTCATCGCAGTATGATGGCATTTGGGATTCAGCGACACAGTACGCTTGGATTTGGAAGCCGTTTACGCAATGGTATTCTGCTTACCCGCAATCATGTAGGTAATTGGTTACCGCCTCCTTAACTCAGTTGGTAGAGTGTCGCACTTGTAATGCGAATGTCGTTGGTTCGATTCCGACAGGAGGCTCGTAGAGAAAGGCAATCTAAATGAAGATTGGTATGCTCAGTTCAGACTGGGGCGACTATGAAAAAGCGAGTCCCGGTGGTTGTACATGGATTAGATTCTTTGGTCCCGGTTCACAGTTAAATCGTATTGGCGTTGAAACTGTTATTGGTGAAGTGGGTTGGCGGGATGAAGAAGGATTTGTTGCTGTTCCCGTAAGACAAAGGTTGATAGCAAACAATCGCGCCCCCATCGTTAATCCTAAAGAGTATTCGGGAGACCTTGATGTTGTAATTCTTAAATTGTGGATGTGGCATGAGGCAAATGCATATATTGCTAAGGCTCGTGCGTTAGGTCAGACAGTCATTATCGATATTGATGACTGGTTCCACGGTCTTCCTACAACTAATATTGCTTTTCAGACTACGCATCCTGATCGTGATGCTACATGGAACCGTAATCATATGCTAAATAGTTATGGTGAGGTTACTGGATTAATTACCAGTACCGAATTTCTTCAAGATTATTATTCTAAAAAGAATAAGAATTGCTATCAGGTTTATAATTCCCTGAGTCCAAGTAATTTTGTTAAGCGTATTGATTCTGCCGGACGTAAACCTACAATTGGTTGGGTTGGGATTATGATTTGGCGTTCTGGAGATATTGAAGAGTTGCGCGGTTGGCTTGGAGATTTCATTGAACGTAATGACTTAATGTTCCATCATGCAGGAATACTTCCAGATCAACCTAAAGAATTTGCTGATATTGCCGGGATTAATCCAGATAGACTTAAAGGCACAACTGGTTGTAGCCCTGAATATTACGGCAACATCCTGCTGCCTATGGACATCGGTATCGTTCCATTAAATAGCCTACCGTTCAACGAGGCCAAGAGTAATTTAAAGGGCTTAGAATACGCTATGAGTGGCATACCGTTCGTTGCGTACGGCTCTAAGGAGTATCAGAAACTAGAGGCTGAGGGTGCAGGTAATACTGCTAGACGCCCGCGTGATTGGTTGAAGCACCTAGAGAGACTTCTTGATCCAGATTTACGTAAGGCTCAGGCTGAACGTGGGTATGAATTAGTAGTAGATAAATACAATGTTGAAAATGTGGTCTATAATTGGTTAGAGGCTATCGCAAAGATTCATGCCACTAACCCTAGGAGAAGAAATGCCTAAGTGGGGCAACGCGGGGTACAACATTGGTGTAATTTTAGCAATTACGTTTAGAGTAATTGTTTATGGATTGTGCGTGTATGGGTTTGTAGTATCTTTAATTAATCATGAGATTCCTTGGTGGCCTCTGATTCTTTTCTTTACTTTTTCGTCTTGGTTGCGTATGATAGGCATTAATGCCATTATTCGTAATCTATCGACTAGGCCAGCACCAATAGCCACCGTTGACCCACAAGAGATCGAAGCATTGGTTAATGTATATACATTTCGTAATATGTTTATGGGAGGCCCAAACTAATGACTTGCATTGTCGCTGCGACAAATGGAACAAAAGTGTTCATGGCAGCAGATTCCTGTGCAGTTGACGAGACATCTATTTCTTCCAGAAAGACTCCTAAGATTTTTATTAAGGGGTCTTTTCTGTTGGGGTACTGCCAAAGTTTTAGATTAGGTCAAATAGCACAGTATGCCTTTGACCCTCCCGCCCTTCCCACAATTAAATTAACTGATGATGTTCTTACAGGTTATATGGTTAAAAACTTTGTGCCAGCATTAAAAAAATGTTTAGAGGAAAATAATTTTCCTTATCATGATGATGACAAAGATGACTGGGAAATTATTGTAGGAATAAAGGGTCGAATCTTTGTGGTAGAGAACGATTGGCAAGTTGGATTAGATATACATAATTACTGGGCTTCCGGCGCAGGCGCACACATTGCTTTGGGTGCGCTTTTTGCTTGCGAGGATATGGAGCCTAATGCTAGACTCATGGTGGCATTAAATGCTGCTAAAGAATTCTCTCCATTTGTGAGAGAACCATTTAATTTTCTATCCGTATAAGGACGGCTATGAGCATTCTAGATTTTAAGCAGGAAAATCCCGGCCCATCCTTTGACATGTCTGGAATTATTATGCATGAGTGCGTATGTGGTTCAGATATGTGGAAAGTAGTGGTTACTTTTGAAGATTATGAAATTGCAGGATACCTGCTAGACATGGAGTGTTTCCATTGTGGAACACGGGCAACAGCACCAACACCAATAGACCATCCAGAATACGAGGCATAATGGAAAACGAATTTGAAAGTCTAGGAATGGACTACGAAGCAATCTATCTTCAGGTTGCCCAAGAGTTTCATGATAAATATATTGCTAATCCCGACCGCGAGACAGACTATACTCTTGCAATTGCAATGGAATATACTGAATTTATTATTGATCGTTGTGATGAACTTACAGCAGACATGTATTTTACTCTCAAAGGGTTAGAGAATGAACCACCACTCTGAAGTAATTGAATTTATTGCTAAGGACATGATTGCCTATGACAGAAGTCACAAGGAAAAAACGTGGCGGGAATTGGCAGAAGTAGCGTATAGTGCTTGTATAAGACATTACATGATGCAAATGATGCAGGAGGTAAACAATAATGGACGACAACAGTCTCGGTTATTTTAATTACAAATTTTTTACAATGAATGACGAAATCCTTGAATCTTAAACAAAGGCTGTGGTAATATAAAAATAAGAACCCACAAGGAGCCTAATTTATTAAAACCCACAAGGAGTAATACCGTATGAAAAAGATTATTGCAAAGATTAAAAATAAGTTTACAAATGAAGACAACTCGTTTCTTAACACTTGGGAAAAAGAAAGAATGAATGCTGCTCGTTACGGGCATTCTCACGTAGAAGAAATAGATGTAATTTTCAGTCGCCATATTCGATAGATAGGAATCATAGTGCAGGTTTTCCTTCCACATAAAAACTTTACTGAATCTGCGCGGGCGTTAGATCAAAAACGCCTTGTCAAGCAGTTGTTAGAGGGTCGTCAGATTCTTGCAGCAATTGCTGGAGATTCTAAAGGTTGGGTTAATCACCCTGCCACTAAAATGTTTCGCAACAGTCCCAATACTCTTGTAGCATATTTACATGCCATTGCTACAGAGATGGGTATGCGTGGATATAAGTGGGAAAATAATTGGTCGTTTATTGAAAAATATGCACAGCAACTTAGGAACTTTGACTTTGGTAAGCCTTCTTGGATGCATGGAACAGAGTTTGATAAAGTTATTATTACTCATCGTGCTAATCTATATCTTAAGGCTCCCGATCTTTATCCACAGTATGAGTCGGCGGTAGATATTTACCGCCCTCTGGTATGCTGTGAGAGTTGTAATTATTATTGGCCTACACATATTAAGGAAGCAGCATGAGTAAGTTAAATCATACAGATTTTTATTTTACATATGAAGAGTATCTTTCTATGTTTTCTAACGTATTTGAAAAAGTATATGGCAATGACAAGCACAAATGGCACCCTGAGGATTTTCAATATCAGGCAGAGACTGTTCTTCAGACAATGTGTAAGACGCTTAATGAAATGATTATTGTTAAGAAAAACATATAATGTTTGCAGATATTTCTTGGGCATCGTTTGCTATTTCTTGTTGTATAGTTGCCCTATTGTGTATTTGGGAAGTAGTCAAGCGTAATGATGATCAGTAAGATATAATTATTCCATGAATGATATAGATCGTGCATACCAACAAGGATATGATCAGGGACGAAAAGAAGAACGTTCTTTTATATGTTCCGAAATATATCGTTATGCTGCAAGATTGCATGATAAGGCGGAGGGCAATGGTCATCATTGGGTCATGACTATTTATAGATTGTTCGTGCGATAAATGCACGAACCAACTTGTCCTGTATTCGGTAGAAAACATTGTCATATTGACAGATGCGACTGCCATTTAATTGGCTGTAATTGTTCAAAAGAAAGTACTGACTATAAACACGGAGCGTTCGACGAAAGACAGCGTATTATTAATTTAATAAATAATATTCCTGATCGTACCCGTATGGTACAACTAGACTGGTGTTTAAAAAAAATAATTGAAACAATAGAAAAAAATAGTTGATAAAGAATTCTGTGATCATGTATACTTTCAGGAGATCATATGACGAGTACTTGTACTCACACTAGGCATCAAGAATATGATTGTCGAATTGCTGGTATGGTAAACAAAAAGAAGTTTCCATACGATAAGTGGTGTAGTAAGTGTAAAGAAACATTCCCCAACTTTGTAAAGGATAACAGTGAGCATTAATCAGGAAGAAACAGATCGCCTTTTACGCGATCTTGCATCAGCATCTAACGATGTAAAGAAGCAGATTTCTGGAAAGCCCGGTGAGGCTTCGGAAAAGCGATATGGTATCGCATATCAGCAATGTGTTAAGGCTGGCATCAAGCCACCATTGAAGAGGAAGTATCGGTAATGCGCGTAACGTTGTGGCATGATCGGCAGAACTTTCTTGTCGTGGACAATAATCCATTGCCGAATGATCCTACTGTAGATATTCCTAATAAGATTCTGGATCGTTACAATCGTATCATTAGAGATTGGTTAGACATTCAGGATGAATTAGAACAATTTAATCGTGAGCAGGACAGAGCGGAAGAGTACGAGAGACTTGCTTAGTCTCTCGTTATGCCTCCGTAACTCAGTGGATAGAGTGAAACACTTCTAATGTTTAAGTCGCAGGTTCGAATCCTGCCGGAGGCACTTTTTGTGCGGGAAGGCTTGAGTTAATGACTAGAGTCAGGTATCATGGTAGTATAATTGATTCTCATGGCGAGGGGGAATGTTCTCCCTACTGGTTAAAACCAGAACGCTATGTGATTGTTCTTGACAATGGAGAAACATTAATCAATGTAGGACACGAATCGTTCACTATTTTAGGAGATGATGATGCTAGAGATGAAATCCCCGACGTTTACGAAACTGGATAGATGCGACCGATGTGGCGCACAAGCATTTGTTCTTGTAAAAATGATGAGTGGAGAATTGTTTTTCTGTGGTCATCATTACGCAAAGTACGAATCCCCCCTAAATAAAGTGGCATACGAGGTTATTGATGACCGCGAAACAATTAACAACAAGAGCGAATCTAGCGCGTAAGGAAGATAATGGACAACGACCCAGAAGTTGACGCAATTATTGCGGAGATGGTTGATTTTGGAGTTCTTCAGCCCAATGGCATGTATGGGGAAGAGTTCACCTACAATGTTGACATGAAGAGTGCAAAGAAGCATTTCCCTGAGTTTTATGAAATGCTTATGCAGGATGTTGACGACACCATGCTTGAATTAGTCAAGCATGATTTAGTTTCTGTTAATTACGATGAGAATCTTACCGCCAGTTTTGAGATTACTGAAAAAGGCAAGGAAGTTCTTGAGGCTGGTAATCATGGGGAGTACTTCTCCAATGAATCCTTTGACGAGTCGTAGAATTTCTTGACTAAGGTATAATGTTGTTATGGCTGATATTAATTTAACTCCTAGTGATGGGATGGTTGCTGCTGCAAAGCGTGCTTTGAAATGGCATGAAGACGGCAAGCGCGGAGGGACTATTATTGGCGTGACTCGCGCAGGACAGTTGAGTCGCAGAGAAAACCTATCTCCTCGTACTGTAAAAAGGATGTTTAGTTTTTTTAGCAGACATGAAGTAGATAAGAAAGCAAAGGGATTCAATTCAGGAGAAGAGGGTTTCCCTTCCCCCGGTCGCGTCGCATGGGATATGTGGGGCGGAGATGCCGGATTCTCTTGGTCAAGAAAGAAGGTGAATCAACTAAATGGATAATAATCAACAAGACAACAACCCAGTACAGCCAGCATCAGGACCAAATAACCTTGGAACAGGAGTAGGTCCAGATAACGCTGACGGTTACTCTCTTACAAATCGGTCACTCTGGGACGGTGGATACAATTTTCAAGATATCGGAATCAACGAGCCAAAGACAATGACAGGTAATAGCGTACAGAGTCCTTTCACTGGTCAGGATGTTTCAATGACAACAGGTCAGCCTTTTGGCGGACCAATTGTTTCAACAGAAACAGAGCCAAACGTTCGTCGTGAAGCAGGCCCGTACTAAAATGCCAGATAATCAAGGTAGACTTTCTCCTTTAACATCCTCTAGCGGTCAACGCCAAGAGGAGCCTGACAATTCTGTAGAGTATTATGTTAAGGCATCTAAGGAAGAGTCTGAGTATGTCGATGCAGCAAACAACAAGAAATCACTTTATTGTTGTACATGTAAGTTTTTTGTAGCCTCTGAGGAGGCTTGCACTGTTGTTGCTGGTAGAATCGAAGATAAAGCATATTGCAAACTTTATATTGAAGGTGGTGAAAAAATGAGTGATAAAGGATTAGACGTTAATGAATCTATTACAACAGACAATAGTTATGTACCGAATACATCAGTAGAACCCGATCCCCAGAGCGAACTTGCCATGCAGAAGGCATCAGTAGTTGGTGGTCCAACTTACACAGAGCCAGCAAAATTAGATGGCACTGGAAACTACAGCACCACAGCCAATTCAACAACAGATGCTCCCTCTGCCGGTGAAACTACAGAGCCAGATGAGGTTAATAAGTCAGATGATAACATGCAACTGTGTAACTGTGCAGGTATGAGTAAGTGTATCGGTTGTGCATGTTCCGGTTGCCAGACTTGCGATGGTTGCGACGATAGCGATGGAGAATGTTGTCAAGGATGTTCCTGTGAACATGCTATGTCAAAGGCAGATACATGCAACTGTTGTACAGATTGTGGATCAGATTGCGGTGGCGATTGCTGTTCAGATTGTAGCATGACTACCAAGGCTGCTTCTAAAGAAGATGAGAAGTCAGAGCCAGCACCGGACGTAGAAGAACTTGAGAAGTCCGTAGATAAATCTCTGTGGGGAAATGCTTTCTCCCCCGGAATTCCACGCGCTGCTGTTAATTTTATGTTCAAGTCAGAGTAATTTAATTAGTTAATTAAATAGAGAAGCGGTCTAAATTGGGCCGCTTCTCTATTTCTAAGGAGAAATCATGAGAGTATTGGTTGTTGGTAGTCGAAACTGGACTGACTACAATGAAGTTATGCGTAATCTAACTATTGCTATTGAAGATGCTTCCATCTTTTCCCCCGATGACAAACGCATTGTATTTGTTCATACGGGTGCATCTGGTGCAGAAAATATGACTACTGAATATGTGGGCAAGGTGGAAAAATACATGCGTCAGAAAGAATATGCAGTTAAAGAAGAGTTAGTTAATAATAGATTGAGTGGTAACAACATAGACAAGTTGACCGCCGACTATGACACTATAACTTCTGGCATTGACTCCGCTGTAATCTTCGTTCGAGGTAAAGATCGTCGTGCAGAGTATTGCATCAGTATCCTTAAAGAAATGGATATTCCTACCAAAGTTGTAAGGGACAAGTCATGAATGAATATCAACAGGGCCGCGAAGACGCGGCTAGAGATGTTAGAGAAGCCCTAATGGCTTCATTTGGTATATTGTATATTGATACATGTGAACGTATTGTAGCGGCTGCGCTGGGTGAATGATGCTATGGTCTTGGATACTGGCTGCGTTTGGCGTAACAACAATGTTCTTTGCCGGTCGTATGAAGTGGTGGGCTTGGCCTATTGGTATTTTTACTGAGGGTATGTGGATTTATTACTCCATAATTTCTGAGCAGTATGGATTTATTGTTGCTTCTTTAGCATACATAGTCGTATACTTAAAAAACACAAAGACGTGGTATCGGAAAGGCAAAACAAATGCTTCAGGAGAGTGACTCGCAGTTGTCCAACAGGGACCGCCGCTATCTTAATCTTGCTAAGAACGTTGCCATGTCGTCATCAGAAAGAATGATGCATGGCGCGGTTATTGTAAAGAGTAATCGTGTTCTTAGTGTAGGTATTAATAAGTTTCGTAATCATCCTGACATTATTCCAGAGGAACAAATTAAAACTTCCTGTTCTGTTCATGCAGAGGCAGATGCTCTTCGTAAGATAAAGGATGCAAAGGGCGCAACAATTTATGTGGCAAGGATTAATAGGCGTGGCAAGCAAAGACTTTCTCGCCCCTGCGATAATTGCTATAAAGCAATTAAAGAAGCAGGAATAAATAAAATTATCTATACTGATTGATTGACTAAAACCGTATCAAACTGATACAATTAATACATTATAACTACTAGCATTGGGAATAAAATGCCAAATTATGCAGATTTAAATTATAATCAAGCCCATGAGTTTGTGGAGAACAACGCATCACGCGGGTTCTACTGGAATGGATGGGACATTGTAAAGTGGACAGCCAATCCTAACGGTTGCACACAGAAGAATGGTATGTTCCGAAATGGAACTTGGGGCTTTGCAATGACTATTCCATGCTCCGATAGTGGAACATGGAAGGTTCTTACGAAGTATGTCTGATTTAGTTAAAGAACTTGGTCTAGAAGAAGATAAGGTTCAATGGTATCACCTCGCAGCATGCAAGAACACAGATATTAATTGGTTCTATGATAACTATGAGACTGATCCAGAACTAGCAAAACAGATTGATCAGATGTGTTTGCATTGTCCAGTTGTCAAGCAATGCTATGAGAATGGCGTGCAGGGCAAGGAGAAGGGTGTCTGGGGCGGGGTTTATATGGACCTTGGACGTACTGACCATGATTACAATAAGCACAAGACCCCCGAAGACTGGAAGGCGCTAAAGAAGTTACATGGGAAAAATATTCTATAACGTCGATATGGCTCAGGCTATACGTCGAATTAAGCGCCCCGTCAAGGGGCTTGTAATGGACATCAAGGGGATGCCACATTATCTTGCTGTCACCGTGTATGAAGAAAATGTTATGGAGTACAGGGAGAGCGAGCGGGAAGCAATTATGAGTTACTTGTTAATGGTAAAAGACGTAATTGAATCTTATGGAGTTCCTTGTGAAATAGTCGGCGGTAAGAGTATGCCCCGTGGGAAAAGCGTATGATGGATTCCTACAAAATTGGCCCCCTGTCCTTTTTAACAGCGAGGCGCGAACCTAACAATTATTCATTTTCAATCGACATTTATAGTATTTATAAAAATAGTAAAAAATGGTGGATAACAGTTATTAATTTTGGAAGTATTCATGTGTTGTTTAAAAATAAAAATTTGGAGTTAAAATGATAAAGGATGATTTTGGATATCACTTTTTCCCATTTAAAATTTTTTATTTTAAATTTTGTAATGATATAAAAAATTCCGTAGGGTTTGGAATTACAATTACCCCTAAGCGAAAGATTAGGTGGGACGCCCACCTTTCCCTGTTTAAGTATAGATTTTATATTAGGCAGCGGGTAGAAAGTGATGCTTTTCGGTGGAAAAATAGTGAAAAAACATTAGGAGACAGTAGTGAACTGTTATAGTTGCAGTAAGCAAAGAAATCAATTGCACCCCAAGAAATCTGATATCATTAAGGGAGTGACTGTATTGATGTGCCAGTCATGTATTGACGCTGGTTTTGAGCCACGGTGGATTGTAGTTTTGGGCGGCAGGCAGAATGGCCCTGTTGCTATTAAAGATTACATTACTAAGCGTAGATACATTGGTGCTGAGATATCTGCTCATGAATTAATGTAAATAGGGTGATCGTATGGATACAGCAACAATTGCTGCTATCGTTGGTGTTGTCGGGGCAATAGTCGGCACACTTGGAACTAAAATAGTTGATATTTTTATAACTAAGAAAACACGTACACAGGACTTGGCTTCACAGATTCGTTCAGAGCAAAGAGCAGAGATTTTAACTCTTCGTTCTGAATTAGATAGCACTGAGGAAGACCTTGATGACTGGAAAACTAAATACTTTGAACTAAAAGAAGAGAATGCTCGTCAACAGATCATGATTGATAATCTTCAGGATCAGGTTAATGAGTGGAAAAACTCGCACCCGTAACTATTATTAGGAGTATCATGGCAGAAGTACCCGTAAGCCTAGGCGATATGGAAGAAATTGTTGGTCTATGTGCCATAGATTTGGCAGAGATGTGGGCTATCGAACAGGACATTAGTGAGTCGGAAACAGAAAGCCTTGTCAACCTTGCGGTTGATGTGGTGCATTTTGTTATTTCTCGTTATATGGAGCATATGAATTTGTTGATGGAGGGGAAGGCGCGGGATGTCGGAATCATTGACGCATGATCCGTTGTGTGTAGAGGCTAATTTGCAGGCGTTGAGACCAGTTAGTGATGATGTTCCTATTGTGTGTAAGTTTGAGGCGTTGTGTGTGTGTGATTTGATTGCTCGTGTCCGTAAGGATGAGCGGGAGAAGGCTATTGATAGATTGTTTGGTTATCGTTCTGAGGCTGCTAAGGTTGATGGTAGTTTAAGAATGGTGTTTATTGCTGAGGAAGTTATTGCTGCTGTTCGGGGTCCGTGGTGAGTGATGAACAACGTATTGAGGCTTTGGAAGAAAGAGTATCAGTTTTTTTTGAAGCATTTCACATTCTTCTTTGGGATTATCACAGTAAAAATCATAAAGATGACGCTAATACTGGTGGATATATGGCTTGTATTGAGTGGCCTTGTCTTCAATTTGCTTTAAAAATATGGAAGAATGAATGATAAAATAGTAATAGGTTGTTGTTAGGGTTACCTAATGGCAGCCAATTCATGCATCTGTTGATGCGAAAAAGGTGATTACTATAAAGAACTTCTTCTCAAAATTAAATAATTGGGCAGAAAGGTTCGCTGATAAGATGTCCGACTGGTTCGGGCACCCTCTATTCCTTTTAGGAAATATGCTCGCATGGGGCATATGGATTGTGGCGGGAGCGGAACAATTCCCTTACGGGGGATTGACGTTACTTGTGTCCCTAGAGGCTATATTTATGTCTATTCTTATTCTTAATACGTCTACTCGTAAAGGTCATGCAGATACTCGTCTCATGATCAAAGACCTTGAAATATCTGAAGACATTCAAGACGATATTGATAATATTCATGATCATATCGCTGAATTGAAAGAGATGTTGGAAGATGAGGAACGGTAAGCGGGGCGGGGAGAGAGAATATCTCCTCAAACTCATAGATACTATAGATGATAAGAACAAGACAATAGTCGATCTACTGCTTGAAATATATCGTTTACGAAAGATACTTACAGAACATGGCATAGATTATCGACGCAAACAGAATAGAACAAAAAGATAGTAAACTATCTGTTTGAATCACCAACAAACAAAGCAAAACATACACTACCAAATAAATAAAATACACCATATCGTGTTACATGCTTTGTTTAATGATATTGGGCAACCTTGCCTTATCGTAATCTTGTTAGTCATTATTGATAACATCATATGATAAATATCACAGGGAAATGGGGTGCAATTCCGGCCCCATTTCTCTATTTTTTTATCCATTTTCATCCTAAAATAGCATATTTTATATCGAAACAATACCAAAAGTGTTTATACCTATGTAAAAAACCTATCTTAAGTACTGCACGTTTAAAAACGGGGGGAAAAACAGAAGGTATCGTAATACCTTATATGTATATACCTATAGTAGAACAAGGGGAATCTTTCATGTCCCCGCCCATTTGTAGAAGCAAAAAATTCAGGGTATCGTAATGTCCCATATGATAAACAAATTCTATTTTGATCGTAGAAGTGAAAATAATGCCCAATCGTAATGTTTATTTTAAGAAAAATAATTGAAAACGGCTCCCACCGAATATCGGACACAAACTCCCAGCAAATTTTATGCGATATCGTAATGTCTTTACTTGACAAAATATATGAAAGCGGGCCACCCCGCCACGCGGGGTTTGTCAAATGAAAAGGAGGGGCGATTTCTCGCCCCTCCTGTACTAACGTGGTCCATCCGCACTTGTTTATAGGACTTGGCAGTCACCTGATAGCCCGACCACAAAATAATTATATCAGATTAGATTTATTTCTGGTGGCTTCATAGCATTACCCGTCACGGGAATACTCTGCCCCGACATCATGTCATACTCAGGCTCTAGAATCTCATCCACGATACGGAATGACATCTCTGCCACATGCTCTTGATTGGGTGTGTGCATGATGCCAATGCGATAGCGTGCCCAACGGTTATACAGATACGCCGTGACAAAGCCCCACAGATATGCCTGTAGGTTATCGTTACGATCTGCTTCCTCTAGTATTCGATTCATAGAGTGTGCGTATTCTGTGCGAGTATCTGATAGCCCGTCGATTACTGCCTTAGTCAATTTCTCTGTACTTGTTGCCATGTTGATATTCCCTTCACCTAGAGGTCGATTGTACCATGCGAGACTGCACTCTGACAAGGGGATTCCTGCATGTTGCTACAGAAGACGGCGCGGTAATAAGTGGACACCCACACCACATCATATGTTCATTACACTTGAAACAGATAATGAAACCTATCTTATGTCCTTCCTTATCATACCCATATAGTTGTTGAGAATCTCTTAGAGGGGTACGTACGATCTTTTCTGATAGTCCCGCCGCATTTATCTCATGCGATAAACTAATCCGTGTTTCTTTGCCCTTGAATGACTTGAGCGCCTCCAGCATTTCTGCTGAGAAGCGCCCTCGTTCTCCTACCTCGAAGCCTTGGCTTCGCAGGTATTCTCT